AAGCAATTGAAGAAAATAAAAGAAAGGATCTTACTGATTCAATTTCTTTCCTAGAAGAAAAGAAATCTGAAGTTGAGGCTGCTATTAAAAAGTTAGGTGAAACTGAAGAATTAACTGAAGCTCTAAATTTATTAGAAGAAGAGCTAAAGGGAAAGGAAAAAGAATTAGCTGATTCTTATATTTCTGAAAAAAAAACTAAAGACGATTATTTAAATGATGGTTATGTAGAAGCATCAATGAAAGTAAACAGTCAAGGTTTGAAAAAGAGACAAGAAGTATTAGTTTCTGCTGAAGAATATGCTTCATTAGGCGATGACGATATGCTAAGTGTAATTGTTCCTAAGAACGGAAAGAGTGTAGTAATGCCTAAGGGTGATTTAGAGGTTAAGATCTAAGATATAAAATACATTCTAGTTTAATATAATTAGAGGACCGATTGGAATTAAACAATCGGTCCTTTTTTGTATATAATAATAAATAAATCAAAAGTTAATGGCAAGAAAGAGAAATTATTTAAATAATAGAGATCTTCTAGAACAGATTATTATATCTAAAGAACAAGGAGAATTAACACCAAAGGCGTTAGAATTTTTGATGCTATTAGCTGATAAGTGTTCAAGAAAATTAACATATAGAAATCCAGAAGATAGACAAGATTGTATTGCGTATACTTATATGGATCTTTATAGATATTGGAGAAATTTTAATCCAGAAAAAAGCACAAATGCTTTTGCTTATTTTACTGAAATAGCAAAAAGAGGTTTTGCAAAAGGGTGGAATAAACTCCATCCTAAAAAATATTCAGGAACTGTTTCTATAAATGGTAGTGCAGACAGTGACGGAATATACACAATATAAAATGAGTATTAAAAAGGTAAAACCAACTTTTAAGTCCGGGTTTAAGCAAGGTTATTATAAACCTCATAATCCTAAAAAGTATATTGGTCCTGGGCCAATCATATATAGAAGTAGCTGGGAAAGAAAGTTTTGCCATTGGTGTGATCATAATGAGGAAGTGATTAATTGGATATCTGAACCTTTTTCAATAAAGTATTTCAATATGCTTGATAAAAAGTTTCATAATTATTACCCTGACTTTTATGTTAAAATGGATAAAGATGGTATATTAGAAGAATATGTTGTTGAAATAAAACCTAAAGCACAATTACAAAAGCCTAAACCGCCTAAAAGAAAAACTGCAAAAGCTCTGAAAAATTTTCAGCATGGTTATGAGACCTATGTTAGAAACCTATGTAAAACCGAGGCATTGAATAAAATGGCAAAACAGAGAAATTTTAAAGTAATGCTTTTAACCGAAGACTCTAAATTATTTTAATGGCAATAGTAGGATCATTTAAAGAAGACTTAGATATTTACCTTGCAGATGGCAAAGGAAGAAGTGGTGCATCTAAACAATCCGACGCGGATTTAAAAATCATAGGTAGCAAAGCTAAAGGAGAATTAGAAAATGGTAAAATGTATTCTTTTGAATATTTTACTCCTGATGAAACTTTTTATGATACATATCCAATCGTATTAGGTTTAGGGAAAAGTATTGATAATCATCAATTGGGCCTTAACTTACATTACATTCCTTATGAGGCTAGGATACCTTTTCTTTCCGATGTTTTTAGATCTTTTCAAAATATCATATTAAAACAAATTAATCGTTCACCAGGTAATCCTATACAACAATCAAGATTATCTGAATTTACTTATGATAATTTAAAAAAATCTTTAGGTAGAAAATATAACATAACTTATGCTGTTCGTCAATATAGAATAGATAGAATTAGAAAACCAAGAATGCTAGGATATGAAGATTGGTATATAGGTGCTGTCAATAATCAAAATCATTTCTTTGGCGGTAACATAAACGAAGCACAAGCATTATATTACAAGAATATATAAACAATAAAAGATAAAACAATATGGCAGGTTTTACTGATAGAAGAGGACCCTTAAGTACAGGTAATCCAGTTAGAAAAATTTTAAAGGATCTTTCTAATTTAGGAATGGCATATGATGATATGATCATTCGTAATTCTCGTGCAGTTGGTTTTACTGAAAATCAAATGGGTTATACGTTTGACCCAATGGGCTCTGATTCTGATGATATGTACAGCGCATTTGCTGCATTATCTTTAACGGATACCACGATGAAAAAGAACATCTCTATTTTTGATAGAGATTATGAAAGAAAGAGAGACCAGCTTAGGGAATATGCAGTACAAGATGAAATAGAAGATATCTTAGATGTAATTACCGATGAAGCAATTGTATTTGATGAAAGTAACTACATGGCATATTCTGACTTTCACGGTCACATAGCATCATCAATAGAAGATGAAATAGGTGATGTATACAATAATTTATACAATTACTTTGGGTTTAATGATTCTATCTCCCCTTGGAATTATTTCAGAAAATGGTTAGTAGATGGATTCTTGGCATTTGAAATAGTATATAATGATAAACAAACGGAGATTATTGGGTTTAAAGAATTGGACCCTATTTCCTTAATGCCTGGTATTGACACTGACACTGGAAAAAAGCAATGGGTTCAATATAAAGGCCAAGGTGCTAAGGAAAGAAAATTATGGGATTCACAAATTATATACCTTTCCTATTCTTCGATTAATTCACCAATGAGAATATCATATGTTGAAAGATTAATAAGATCATTTAACCTTTTAAGAATCATGGAGACTACCAGAATTATTTGGGCCGTTTCTAATGCTTCATTTAAAACCCAGTTTATTATACCTGTTGGCGGTAAATCCAAAACTAGAGCAAAGCAATCTCTTGCACAGTTAATGAATTCATATAGAGAGGTTGTCGATTTTAATCAAGAAAGTGGTGAAATTATAACTAACGGAAAACCAATGATGCCATTCAATAAAGAATACTGGTTACCTTCAAAGGATGGAGAAAGTCCTGAAATTAGTACAATTGGTGGAGATGGACCTGATCTAGGTGATACTGAATCTTTAAAGTATTTTGCTGATAGATTAAAAATGGCTTCTAAAATTCCTTTCTCAAGATTTGATAAAGAAGGTGGAAATACTTATGATATGGATGCTAGTGGAATGTTAAGAGATGAGATTAAATTTTCTAAATTCATTGACCGTCTTAGATCTATATTTCAGGAAATACTTGTTAAACCAATGTATCTTCAAATGTGCCTTAACCACCCGGAACTAAAAAATGACGTTTCTTTTAAATCTGGATTAGGACTTAATTTTGTTAAGGATAATGTATTTGAGGAAATGAAAGAAATGGAATTACAAACAAAGCGTGTAGATTTTATTGGTAACCTTAAAACTCAATTGAGTACGATGACCGCAGAAATGGAGGAAATTCCATACTTCGATTTAGGATTCCTTGTTAAGAGATACGGTGGCTTTACTCGAGAAGATTTAAAGGCTAATGCCAGAGCTAAAGAAAGAGCCGATTTAGAGAAAGAAGGTTATAAAGAAGAGGATGTTGAAAAGATCCTTTTAGGCGCCGATAAGGCAGATTTTAAACCTGAAAAGAAAGATGATGGGATAGATGAAGATCCCTTAGCAGGATTCGGTTAAAAAGTTTACAAAGATTGTAATATATAAATCAAATAACTAATAGAAAATGTCAGGAAAAAGATTATTGATTCTTGAAAGACAGAAATCAAACCTAGATATAACCACTGGAGACGACGGTTCAGTTGTGTTAGAAGGTGTATTCACTGAGTTTGATGTTCGTAACAAGAATAACAGAATTTATGAGGAGAAGGAAGTAATGCCTCATATCAATGAATTGCAAGAAAAAGTTAAGACCAATAAACTTTTAGGTGAATTAGATCATCCTAAAGATTTTGATGTTAGTTTGGCTAACGTCTCCCACGTTGTTGAATCTTTAGATTATGATAAAGATAAGAAGCAGGTTATTGGTAAGATTAGATTATTAAATACGTCTAAAGGTAAAGAGGCCCAGGCTCTGATTAAAGATGGCATTCCATTGCATATTTCAAGTAGAGCTGCCGGTACAGTAGATGAGAACGGTAAAGTTAAAATCAAAAAGTTTTTCACTTATGACTTGGTTGCAGATCCTGGCTTTGAAAATGCCGAGTTATCAAGAGTAAACGAATCTTTTGGTTTAAGTGACGATGACGGTATATTAATCTATGAAATGGAAGAAAATGAAGAAACTAAAAATAACACCAATAATAAAAAAGATTTAACGATGGAAAATAATAATTTCGTAACTGTTGAAGATTTTCAAAAATATACTGAATATGTATCTGGAGTTCTAAGTAATGTTAAAGAATCTACTAATTCTAACAATGATGAGGTAATCGAAAAACTTATTAAGTATTCTGAGCATATTGCAGAAAAGGTAAATCAGGTTACTGATTATGCTGAATATTTATCAGAAAATCTAGATAAAAACATTTCATACTCTGATTACTTAGCAGAGAATGTAAATTCAATTAAAGACTATGCGTCTTACTT